GGTCGTATGATTATTGGTTTGAGGAATGAGTTGTACTCCTCTCGGACGTCGAAGCAAGGGCAAGCCTTGATAAACTCAAATGGTTCAATAGTCCCGTCGTCGTTCAAATCCGGCGACGTGTCGCGATGTCCAAGAAGCTCTATTATGTTGTATTCTCTGCATAGTCTGTTTATCAGTTCTACCAGAGAAGCCTTTTGTTTCGGCGTGCGCGTGTCCGCAGGTTTCCCGGAAGCATTCAGCCCGCCGATATAACAAATACCTATTGAATGAGAATTATATGTTCCTCCCTGTCCGTCTTTTGAATTACAATGCGCTCCATTTATGGTTAGAGGCCTTCCGTTTTCAACGGTTCCGTCCAGGTCGACAACAAAGTTGTACCCAATCTGTTTCCAACCCTGTGCCTTGTGCATGCGGTCAATGTCAGCCGCTTTTATATCTTGTCCCTCTTTGGTGGCGGAGCAATGAATTATTATTGCATCAATGTTTTTCATTTTCTTTCTCCCCTGTTTGATTATTAAATCCTTTAAGCCTTTTTATTATCCATACAGGCATGAAGCCTGGTGTTATTTCCTCGCAATTTTCAATAATGCTTATTCCTTCCCGTACCATGAGTGCGGAACATGCGAAGTATCGGAACCAAACAAAACTATCAACAACACTCCCGGCTATGACAAAGCTTGCCAGAACATGGCTTAATGCCATGACTGAACTATATACAATGAGCTTTTTCCCAATCATTCCCCAGGCCTTACTGCTAACATCATGATCAATCCAATGTTTTACAAAACCAAGAGCAGTGTCAATAATCATCAAAACAATAAGGAATTTCACAAATTCCCAATCACCAAAAACATACTTCTCGAATATTTCAAGGAAGGGAGCAACCGGAAGGGCTATTAATATTGTCATTTTTAAATCTCTCATAACCGGCACAATACAATATGGGCGGTCTGTCACACCGCCCACTAAATCATTATTAATCCATATAAATAACCCTGTTGCCAAATATAGCATCAAGTATGGGTTTGACTATATCATACAACCCGCATCCAGATAGCCCGGCTCCAACACCATATATCAGAACTTGCCATATTGTTAGGCCTGATAAGAAAGGCGCCAACCCGGTAGCCCAGCACGCAGAACAAATACCGGCTCCAACAAATAGCGAAATAGCGATTTTAGCCCACCTGTGCTCGTTGACATAGGAGATTAGTTTGGAAATTTGGGTAACAAGGAATGATACGACGGCGACAATTCCGGCGAACGTCCCTAAGTCAACAATAAACTCTGAACCTTGAGGTTCAGGCTCAACAGTCTGCGCGTACGTTGCTGCGACAGACATCAAAAGTAAACAGATAACAAAAACAATCTTTTTCATTTTGTTGTAATTTATTGATTAGTAAATAATATGCAAATATATAAAAGCGCTTACAATATAAGCACTTTTAGAGCAGGTTAAAGGCTGTCCTCTAACAACTTTTCAAGTTCATTTATATTTTTCCTCAATTCATCCCGGTTTTTATGCAGATTTTCAATATCATACGGGAGAATTTCTTTTAATAATGAGGCCTCATAACATTTGATTATTTTGTAATCTCCTGCCGAAAGCCGTTTTTTCAGCTCTCTTATTTTATTTTCAACCTCTTTTTTGTCAAAAGTTTTCACGTACCTGTATGATATTTTCTCTCCCGCATCATAAGGTGATATTTCTATGATATAACCTTCTTCCGCTATCATTTTGCTTTCGTCGATAAGGTCGACAGGTTTCCATCCGGAGGCCTTTAAAATATCAGCTTGCTCCTCCACGGAAACAACCCTCTCTTTCAATTCTCCGTCATTATCCCTAAAGCTTTCGTTATACGGTTCAAGCATTTTTGATGTCATGATGCCGTTTTCGTCAATTCTGCCGTATTCTACCATTTTTTAGTCGTTTATTAAAGTGTTGATTGAATTTACCAGCCAGGCCTCCGTCAAGACGTTGTTTATATAACAGCGGTCAAATATTGCAATTACAAGACTTCCGCAAGGAACACGAAAGTAAGAGTTGACAGTGCTATCGTCGTATATTTTTTGTCCTCCTCTGGCATAGCATTTCATTGAGCCAACGTTCCTCTGTTTAAGAAAAATGATGCGTCCTATTACTCCGTCATTTGGAAGATATACGCTGCATTCGTTTTGGGAATATCCAACAACAAATGTATCGTAGCTATTCAGATATACCCCTCCGCTCTCAATTGCTTTTCTGTTAAGTATAAGCCCAGCGGCCATTAAATCGCGGAAATACCCTCCGTAAGCGGGAGCGTTCCCGCTATTTGATGCAACGCCGTAAACACCTGCAAGAAAGTTTCCAAGTTGATAAACGTCGTCGCGAGAAACGTTTCCATATCCTAACCCAACTATGGCAGCCCGGACGTCAGAGCCATATATTGACGAAACAGCCTGCGTATTTGCTGAATTACAAAAAATACCGGAAGGGGACATATATGCCACCCTGCTTGTGTTGTTTTTACCTCTTGCCTCTATGATACCGTTTGCTGCATCGAGTGTAATTTTTGAACCTAAGCTTGTGTCAAGGCTGCTTTGTCCCCCAGAACGTGCCGACTCAATAATGATTTGGGCTGCTACCGCATCGAGTATGATTTTATTTCCATCCGACAAGGTAGAAACAATCTTCCCACCAGAATGCCACCATGAGCCGATAGAGGCTTCCTCGGCCAACAATAAGTTGGTTGCAACGCTTTCAAACTGATTTCCGAACTCATTCCAATAATTTGTATCAGTAGGGGCATGACCACGAAAACCGTTTCCAGCATCCACGCGGGCAACGTAGTATATTCCATTATACTTTACTGCATCAACTCGTTTGCTGGTTCCGTAGTATGTTTTATTGGCGTTGTAAACTCCTTGAAAGGCCAGAGCGGGGCCAGGGGCGCCGTCTTTTCCGTCAATGCCATCATATCCGGTTATCCTTGTAGGTGTGCTCCAATAGGTAAGCAGGGAGCCAGCCGCACTCTTTTTCGCAACCGTACACCACAGATATTGCAGCGAGCCGACGGAGGGCATTTCTGTGACCCAGCCAGACGGGTAAGTTGATGTTTTAGAAAGACTCGGAGGAGATGTTCTTGAACCGTTTACGGCATATCGGTATTCAAAATACGCTCCGTCTACCCCGTCGTCGCCATCTATCCCGTTAGAACCCTGAGAGGAGATAAGTTGCCATCTGCTTGTATTGGTTGGCGCATAACCCTTTCCTGGACTGCTGTATATGTAGCGATACGTAGATGTTCCGCCGTTGTATGTGTAAGTAACCTCGTCGCCGTTATAGTAGGTGTATGTAGAATTATATACACCCCTGAAACAGCCCAAGAACGATTCTTCTCCGCTTTCGCTTTGTATCAAGATACCTTTCAGGCGAAATTTCCCGTCAGACCTTGTATTGAAATCAAGGTAAGTCGTTGTATTTCCAACTCTAAATGCGTTATTTACAAAGTCTAAGAAATTCAATCCGTCTGAACTTACGACGCGGTCGGTCGTTATGCGTCCCGGCAAAACTTCTGTAAATCCGTACAGTTCAACAAAGCTTCGTTCTCCTTCGTATTCGCTATTAAGGACACCGGTAAGTAAATGATAATACCCGGAAACTTCCTCAAGCTTATAGGCCGTTTTACTCAAAAAGAAAGAGCCTTTCCCCGTTGTTTTGCTAACCTTTGCATATAAGTAGTAAGCATCCGCATCAGGTGGTATTATCTCGTAGCCTTCCATATCCCAGAACATGTATTCAGATACCTTATGAGCCGATGATATATTTTTTATGCCAAGGGTCATGTGCTGGATTATTCCAGCGGGAACGGTTAATTTTTTAGAAGCATTATCATAGGTTATCGTATGGCTAACTTGCTGCGGGTTTGTTTTATTGTTTACAAATCGAAATTGTAAACTTTCGTCACCCAGGAGCATGGCCATAGTATGAACCGTAATAGGATTTATTGACCCTGAAAAATTCAGCAATGCTCCGGCAAGCAATTCAAGGGTTTCTTTTGCATCCCGGAAACGTCGTTTCGTAAATCGTAGCGAGCTATTAAATAGTCCGTCTGTCGTTACCTCATTTGTTGTAATCTTTTCGAGGTCACTACTTATCGACGTAGTAACAGAGCAATTGGATAGTTCAAGGTCTGGCTTGAAAGGATTGTTCACGTATCGTTTTATTCCGGTAATTCTAATCAACGAACCTTCTGGGTGAAACTGCTCGTCAGAAAATAACGTATATCCTCCTACCTTTATTTTCCCAGCGATAGCGAGCCATCTTTTTTTGGCCCATATTCCGTTGAGAGTTCCATTAAATGTAAACTCCTTATCCTCATGCTCAAAAAGATACTTTGCAGCTTCTCTGAACATATCCCAGCTTGCCCCGGTCTGGCTGTCGTCGTCGCAGATATATTCATTCGGAAGCATTATATTGAATACTGCATACTTATCCCTCACAGAAGGCTTGTAAACTTCGTTAGGCATAGTTATTCCGTTCACTTCCTGGGGAACCAATTTAAAACGGCGCTCCCCATGAACATACCCGTTCAAACTATTCTCGTCCTGTTCAATCTCAAACTCTCCTTGACCGGCAAGCATTCCGGTTTGAAATATTATAGTCGCTGTTTCGCCGGAAATTCGATATTTGGAATAGTCGAGATTTTCAGGAATGGAGGCATCTTTGAAATCATAAAAATTCTTTTCCGCGTCGACGGTGATAACTTCGCTTACCGTTCCATATCGAGCCGGGATTATCTCGCTACAATCAAGGCTATCCTCTTTCCATGTAGTTTGTTGTGTATCCGCTCGCATAACACACGTCCCGGCCTCGTCTGTTTTATATAGGCGTCCGTTATATTCAAGAGTTTTTCCTTTCGGCAAAAGCAGGGTTTCACTTCCATATTTACTAAAGTCAATGTTCTTCGTAGTTCCTTCAATTAGGATAACTTCTGGGGGTATTTCTCCGCTTTCTCTTCCGACTCCCTTCTTGAAACTTCCACTACTTCCTTTATATGAGAGAGGGAGAGGATTTTCTTTGTTGTATTCAACCTTTCTAAGGCTCACCCTTTTCCCGTCAATTTCCCATTCAGTTTTATACAAGTCTGCAAGGCTGTTAAGCCCGTCGAGTATGTATGTATGGTTGTAATTTACCGTTTTGGTTTCTCCCTCAAGGCATTCCCCAACTTCCCAACCGGCATCGTGCATATTCAGGCAATCAACGATTAATTTAACGTGTTCGCGCGGTGTAGTTGTATATGGGAATTTTATACGCTTATCAATAGGGTTACGTACTTTCCAGAGCGTCGTTTTTGAGTCGTCGCTACTCAATAGGAGGGTGTACCTGAAATTTCGCTTACCCTCCTTCGTAAAGTTTTCCGGCTTCTCAAGAAAATAACGGACGCCGTTAAATTCACAGTGAGCTCCTACGGGAATTTCAATAAATTCGCAGGAAGAAAATTGCAAGGTCAGTTCTCGCAAAACCATTACGCCCTCGTAGGAATAACTTTCGCTATCTACCGGTAAATCAATCTCTTTATCTCCATAATATAGTTTCATATTGTCGGATTTTATACCTTATACAACGAATAATCAATAGCATCCTTCATTCTCCAACCTTCGGCCAAGCATTGTTGAACATAGCTTACTGCCGGGAGATAGAACTTTTCCAGTTCCTCTACGGTATGAAATATCTGATACATGGGTGTATCTTCCGTTCCGAACTTAAACTCAACAGGGAGAGTTGCTCCGTTTTTCTGAACGGCAATATCATAAGCCGCTTTGTAATTTCGTTGGTTTTCTTCCGACAGCCATACCGGCATTTCATTCCACACGAACCCTGACAGAATTTTATTATCTGTTATGTCATTGTAATACTTAGTGAAGAGCTTTCTCAATTCGGCCTCGGTAGGCTTATGGTACAAAATTTCTTCCGCCCACACAGCAAGGTCGCTATCTACCGATAGTTTTGTTTTTGGGTCTGTTTCTTTTACCTCTGCATAATCCCATCTAATGATGTAGATATTATCAACTTCGCTAACTACCTCAAGAGGTCTGTAATTCTTCTTTAATCCGTTTGTCCGTATCATAATCGTTAAATATTTGTTTGTTAATACTTTTTGTCTTTAAAATATGGGATTGCTTAAATTCCTTTTTACATACCACCTTCTCGTGATGTCCCGATATATAGCATACTTTATACCAGGCCGGGGAGATTAGTTTTGCTAATTTCCTGCGTATCGCGTATGATTTATAGTGTATTAGAAAGCCGAAATAGCTATTCATAGAGCAAACGAAATGCTCTGCGTTTTCTTCAACATAGGACGGGGCGAGTTCTGCTATGCGATTAAACTTGCGTATATTGTTAATCATATTGCTAACAGTTTGACTACCCGCATACAGAATATTTCCTTTTACGACGCTTCCGATAAACTTACACCCTTTTTCATATCGTTGCAGGTAAAGCTTTTTAGGGTGAAGAGTAACGCCAAGTTCGGTTTTTAGCTCTTCGCGTATTATTGGTATAATATCCAATAGGGCTTGTTTATCTCTCGATATGGTGTAAAAATCATCAACATATCTCCCGTACCAGCGGAACCGTTCTTTCATCACTGTATCAAATCCGTGCAGATAGAAATTTGCAAACATTTGTGATGTCAGATTTCCGATAGGTAGCCCGTAATCTTTCCCGGTTGTAAACAGTGATTTGTTTGCAGCAAGGCCGTTCCACATCTGAATAGGAGAGCGGCGAATACAATTTAATTCGGGATTATGTAAAACAATCTTTTTTACCAGATACAGCAAAATGTTCATATCTTCTCCGGTATAGTTTTCCCAGATAAATTTTTCAAGCATAATCCATAGAGTAGGCTTGTGTATGCTCATAAAAAAGCCCTGTAAGTCGTTTTTCATAATGTAGCATTCGCGGGTGAAATTTTCACTACATTCCTTAATCTGCTGATGCAGACGCTTTACGCCAAACATTACTCCTTTTCCTTTCCGGCAATTGTAGTTATCTTCAATAAAAACGCTTTCAAATAAAGGTTCTAAACGGTGCACAATAAGATGATGAACAATCCGGTCGCGAAAGTCGGCAGCAAATACCTCGCGTTTAACCGGACGGGTAACAATGAAAGCGATACTTTTCCCTATCTCGTAGGTCATAGTATTTATGTCATGATGAAGCTTAACAAGTTCGCTCTCATAGTCGCTTTCAAACAGAAGCGCATTGCATGTTCCGCGTTTGTTTTTTCGGCATTCATAATACGCTTCAAATACCTCTTCCAGTGAAATATATTCTTCCATATTGAAATTTCTCTTTTATTGTCTTAAATAGAAATTCTGCAAAAGTCCGAACCCGATTGTTGTTGTTCTTATTGTTGTTGTTCACGCTACCATCTGACCAATTCAATATCCAACTGTTGTTGGACGAGTACTGGGTTAAATCTCGTGATTGTCTTATTCTTAGCTATTCTCTCCGTTTCCGGGGAGGAGTTAGCACACGAGCCTTTTCTATTTTGAACTGTTCGCTCTGCGCAACCGTAATCGCGCAAATTCTGACAGAAATTATTTGTTCTTCCAGCCTGTAACCTGGCGACCTATTTTTTCTGTGTAGGCCGCCAATCGTGCAGTCTGTTTCACCGTTATAATCCTCTTCTCATTGCACAGCCGTAATAGAACCTTTAGTAATTCAAATTTTATCAGAAACCCTTCAAGATATTTCGCCCGCGCTGGCTTATTATCAGCCGCGCGGTTTGCTAATTGTAAATACTCGAATAATTCAAGAGAAACATTCGTTATTTTCTGTCCGATTGTGTATTTGTGACTTTTTGGAAATATTGCCACGTAGTCAACTAAAAGGCTGACTAATTCAAACGTATCTCTGTAAACAGGTAATTGACTTGCTAACATATCTCAAAGAGTTAAAGAGTTAAAGAGTTGAAGGGGTTATGTCAAAGCTGCAAAAGTCCGAACCCGATTGCTGCCGTTCTTACGGTAGTTGTCCACGCTACCATCTGACCAATGCAATACCCAACTGCCGCTGGACGAGTACTGGGTAGATGTCCAATGATAATAGCTTGTATTGATAGCTGTTCCGCCGATAAGCGACATACATGCGTCTATTTCAGCCTTATTATTGTAGGCTTCTTGCCATTCTCCGAGAGAACCGAGATAGCCTTTCTTTCCGTGTTTAAATGTTACTCCGCGACAATAGTCGGCCGCCGGCGCATTCCCGCTGCCAAGCTGGGCAATAATCTTATCGGTATTCCCGCTCCCTAAGTAATCTTTTTTCGCGGTAGCTGCGTCCGTCGTTGTTACGATATTGCTGATTGTTGTTCCATACCCTCCCCATTGAATGTTGGATGAGTTTTCAGTGGTTGAAATAACGAATTTGCAATTATCCGATAGTACAGCCACGCCGACAGCCTTGCTATTATTTCCCGTATTCCAGTCAGCGCGCTTTACCAGGTTTCCGTCGGTGTCAAGGATAAAGATACCCCGCTTTATTTCGAGATATGTCATGGTTACAGAGCGTGACGCCTGATTAGCGGTAAATGACTGTGCGTCGGGTGACGTGAAACCGGCCTTACCGTTGACTGATACAGAATAAGACGTTCCGAACGGAATTTTTACAGCTATCGGATTGCTATATGTGTATTCCGTCCCGTTTATTGTGACCTTTTGGCCAGAACATGAAACGGAATTATCCGTATTTACAGTAACGGTAACAAGCTCCGTCTGGTATTGCATGGACTCGCTCATGCTTGTTCCGGTCGCCGTTCCAGTCTTAGCCGTTGGCGTTTTATATCCAGACAAGGCGGCTGGCGTTATTGTGTACGCTTGACCTGTCGGAATTTTTTGCGTTAACGTTGAGCCTTTCCAGATAAGCGTTTTGTTTATAGTTCCGCACTTTACAACAACATTTGTTCCAGCATTCAGTGTCGCATCCGTTCCCTGGTTACTTGTAAGCGTAATACTCATTATCGTAGTATTGTAAGCAAACGAAACGGTGTCTACCGACGCTGTCGGCGTTTTGGTTACTGCTCCAACGGTAGCATATCCTTCTATTTGTGCCGGGGTTATAACCAATTGTTGGCCTGTTGGAACATTTACCACTAAAGGCTGTCCGACATAAGTCAGGATTTTATTGTATGACCCAGATAAGGTTATTTGCAAATTATCCAAGTCGCTTTTGTCTGTCTGGTTTCCTGATACGTTAATTGTCAATATCGTTGTATTGTATGACGCTTCTATGTTTCTCGTGTTTCCGGCCAATGCGATATATTCTTCAACTTCCGGGACAGAATAACCGGCAAGAGCAGGGTATTCAATTGTGTACGTCATATTCATTGGAATTTCAGTCGTCATAGCGGCTCCGTTCCAGGTTAACGGCGTATCATTGTCGCCATAGCGAACATGGACAACAAGGCCGTTTAATTTTGTGTCCGGTTGAGCCTGATTGCTGCTAAGAGTAATAATCAACTTTTCGGTTAGCTGCATATCTCCTCCGGAACCGGCCTTTTTCCAAATTGCTTTACCTCCTGCAATGTCATACAATTGCCAGAAAACAAATTCTCCCTTTTCGGCATCCAGTACACGCGCCTGGTTCCCGATAAGAAACGTATGCTCACCGTCGCTATCGGAAAAAGATAAATCATTCTCTCCCGGCTCATGGTCGAGAGTTGGAACAAAGTTTATCTTTGCCAGTTTCGTCTTATCTGCGTTGGTGTAATTATTATCTGTATGCTGATAGTTAGCGTCCTTGACCGTATTATCATCGTTTGTCAACTGTGATAGTTTCGTAGGAATAATGGCGACAATTTCGGCTTTTAAATCAGATAATAATCCGGTGAGCGTTTTAGTATCAGTTATCCCCTGCAAAAACGCTTCAATCTCCTGAAATGTATCAATAGCCTCACTCGCAGAGGTTCCAATCAATGTGTCGAGGCGACTATTTACGGCGGCTATCGAGGCAACTACAGCCGCGTCATTGTAGTTCTCTAACCCAATCAATTTGTTCTTGAGCGCCGTCGTGAAATCTTCCGTAGATAATTGTTTACCAGCTACCACCTGAACGTAATTCGCAAGGGCTTCCGCTAATTGTGTCGCATGGTTATGGCTCGTAATATCTCCGGTAAACACCGTTTCAATCTTTGGCTTAGTTAGCTCATAATCGGAGCTTGCCGAAATATTGGTACTAACATAGTCGCCTATTTCGTCGTTATACTCCCACCAGATACCGTCAATAGCTTTAGGGCTTTTACCGGTAGCAGGAGAGTTCGTTTTGATATACTTCTTTTGATCGACGTCGTAAATCCAGAAATAACCATCTTGAATTTTTGGGACATTCAAAGCCTCGGCCGCTGCGTCGCGAGCAACTTGCGCGGCATCCGTTGCGGGCTGTTTCAGGCCTTCTATCTGTTCCGGGGTGAAGTCGTCGTAAATAAACGCATCGCCTTTTTCTCCCTTGAGTTTTGCGAGTTGTTCCGGCGTGAAGTCGTCATAGGTGAACGCATCTCCTTTGTCGCCTTTTTTAGCAACAGGCATCCACCTCGTCGCGTCCGCCAATTGCGCTTTGTTATCATCAGAGAGAGAAACAAAACTACTCCCTATGAAAGAAACTACATCAAGCCTTTCGTAGGCTGTTTCCCCGTTCCATTCTCCGCGAGGGGAAAAACCCACCTTTCCGAGTATTGTTCTTACTTGTGTCATAATTTATTGTATTACTACTGTTAATATTCCGTTTTCGTCAAGCTCAAAGTTTGCTCCGGTGTATTCTTCATCGGTAATCATTGTTAATATCGCAGTAGAGGGTGTAACCTCGAATGTTGCATACATGACATTCCCCTTCGCAATTTCACCGGTATTGTACCACTCGCCTGTTTCCTCATTCCAGCGCCACCAATAGCCGTCAACTATCTTATCCCTGTGATCAGACAGGGCGTTTAAGCGATCAGTAGCAGCTTCGGCATTCAATATAGCTTTCGTCGTTTCCTCTTCTCGTACATTCTCTTGCCTCTGACGGATAATCTCCTCTTCTTTTCGCTCATTCTCGGCATTTTTGCGCAATTGCTCTTCGACAATACGCGCATCCTCTCTCTCTTTCCATATCCGGTTATTCTCCTCGCGAGCAGCTTCGTTCTCCTGCCAGATTGTATTGTTTTTTACTCGTTCAGCTTCCGCCTCTTTTCGTCCCTGTTCATCGTTGCTCCAACCTTGAACCATTGCTTGAGAACGGGAATAAAAGTTTTCTCGCTCTTCCTCTTTATCTTCGACGGTCGCTTCAAGTTTTCGCATGTCAGAGGTTGCCGTTTTCGCGGCTTCCGTTGCTGCTTTAGCGTCGGAAATTGCCTTGATTGCATCCTGGTAGGCTGTTTGAATAAGAGTGAAGCTAACTTTTACGCTCGTCTGAACTCCATTAATGAGCTTTACACCCAAAGCCCATAACCCGGAGAGATTATCAACCGGGGTTAATTCGCTGACTTTTTTCTTTTTAATTGGCATAATCTTTCAGGTCTATAAAAAAATCATCTTCTGTCGTAATCAGTTCACCCGCTTCTGTGGATAGCAGGTATTCAACACCATCAAGTACAAATGATGTAAATGTCAGTGTTAGAGTAAATTCAAGCCAGGCTCTTCCGCCGGAGAGTAGCTGGAATTTTGTCGCACTTAACCCGTTGTAATAGCATGGAAATTCCTCCTCAAGGGTTTCAGAATAGAAAGTTCTTCTGGCATCGTCAAATTTATACCCTTCTTCATCCATTTTTTCGGTTAGCTTCGTAAGGTCGTAGACCAGAGCGTTTAGATTTTGCCACATGGTAGATACATTTTTACTACGCATCCAACATTTCAAGGCAACATCTTTTTTCTGGAAAACAACATTCTCCCCGTCGTAAATGGCTCCCGATTGGCCGGGAAGGTCAATTAATAGGTTTTTCTTTACAGCCGGCATCTTGATTATTTCACCGTCGGAACCGTCAAGGAGGTAAACGCCATAATCAGAGAGTGGAACCCCGTCAATTTCATAGCTGGTCTGCTTCGGTATTCCTCCGGGTTCAGGAGCAAGGTATGAATAATCTTTCATGGGAAAGTCGTCCGCAAAAGTCATTGAAAAATTTTCCATAACCTTGAATATCTTTTTCTGCGGGCTGGAAAGTAGTCTTAAACGAAGGCGGCAACCGGCTTCTGCAAAATTGTACTCATGATATGAACCGTCTGAAATAAGCGCTATAAAATCAACCGTTTTCCAATAGTCTTTACTATAAAAAGTTATGGCAAACTCCCTGACAGAAAAAGCCGGAGAGGTGAGGTCTACATCAATCCCGTTTTCCTCTTCAAAATCGTTCTTGTCAAGCTCTTTGTATGGAGGATACGAGATAAGTCCGGTGTAGCCGTTGTTGGCAACGAATACACCATAGGCTGCGTATGCATCTTTTCCGTCTATGTAAAAACGTCCTGTTGTCATTTCTTTTTAATTATTAAGCCTTTGAGTTGTATAATGTTGACGGCTGTTTTCAGCTTGTCGATATTGTCGTTTATATCCTCAAGGTTGCTTGTATTACTTTCAATTCCGGTAAGCTTTTCAAGTATCTGCGTACTTATGGAAACGAGCACTTTTAAGCTATCGGCCATAGAGAATGTATGACCCTGCATTACGGTTAATCGCCCATCAACCCTATCGACGCTCTCCTGGGAGGCCTGCAGTGTCGCCTTACTCGTTGCCGACCGCCCTGCATCTTCGTCCGGTTTGAAAATCTCAATACCCTTGTTTTCAGCTATCTGCTTGTACTTTTCAAGGAGGGCGTTAAATTCTTCCTGTTCAGATAATACGCCACTTGTTAAGCTGTCGAGAATATTGGCATAGTTGTTGAATTTCTGCTCGTCTGTTAAGCCTTCGTTCTTCATAGTTTCAAGCATTTGGTCTTGAGCTTTCTCTATGTAAGGAGCAAGGGTCACAGAATAAATCATTTGCTTAGCAAGTTTCTCAAGCATACCGGAAACACTGTCCGCGAAAGCTTCCGCGGCATCTGTCCCGTTTCTGAATGCATCAACAAGGGCATCCGTTATGGTATTTCCGAACTCACCGAATATTTCAGTCAAATAATCTTTTACCGATTGCAAAGCTTTTTCCGCTTGCTCGGCCAAGTCAATAATATTCTGAAATGCCGCTTTGTCCTCGTCTGACATCTCTCGGGTGTTGATTATTGTTTCGGCCAGTTCTTTGTTGAAATTTCCAGCCTCGTCAATAAGCTCCGGGTAAACATCAAGAATTGATGAATAAATATCTTTCCCTTTTCCCCAACCGAATAAACCGGTTTTCTTATGCCCTGTTTTTATTTCAATATCCGCCAGACCGGCGTATGCGTCATAAAACTTTCTCTGCTCTTTTGATAAAAGGTCTATTTTTCCAAACGCTCCATTGAAAAACGATAAGTAGCCGCCAGAATATTTACCGGTTCCTTTCAGCTCTCCGTTTAAGTCTGAAACGGCATCTTTAAGTACGGTTACAGCATTAGCCGCTTTCCCGTATTCGTCTGTTCCGAATATGGTAGTTGCTTTTTCGTACTCAAGGTTTTGTTCCATGAGTGCAAGGTTATACTCGCGTTGCTGGGCTATGGTTTCGGTCATAATCTTTTTCAAAGCAGCCTTATGGCGAGCGTTCGCCTGAAAAGCTTTCGTAATCCATCCAATAGCTTCACCAGCGGCGGCGGCAATCCCTCCGACAAGGCCTCCCTCGGCAAACCCTTTGCCTATGTTGGACACAGTTGACATAACGCCTTCTACTGTGTCCATTGCGTCGGCGGCGCCGTCGTTCCCGGCGGCTTCAAACATCTCTGAAAGCTTTCCGGCCATACCCCCGATAATGTCGGCGGCTTCCGCTGCTGACTCTCCGATATGAGCAAGCTTAACCTCTGTCGGGGTTTTCTCTCCCTTCTCATTCTTTTCCTCCGAAAACAACTCTTTCAATCCTTTAATTAAGGCGGAAAAAGGATTGCGTTTTACGCTGGCAGAAAACAGTTCTTCAATGGCTTTTTGTATCGCTTTGATGTCTTTAGGAGATGCTTTGAGAGCTTTTAACTGGTCGGCGGTAAAACCAAACTTTGGTGTTATATCCTCCGCGTTGGTGTTGGAAAGATATGACACAAGCTCTTTGGCCATCGCCATAGTTCTGTTTATTTCAGCCGTTGATTTGTTTGAAGTTTCCTCAAACAGCTTAATCATTAAGTCTGATGATTTCTGCATTTCGGCCAACTCCTCGTTATTCAGACCCTTTAAGGCCTCCTTGCGCTTTTTCTCAAGTTCCAGGAGGAAAGCGTTTTTATCGGAAGAGGAAAGCGCTTTGTTCTCCTCTATCGCTTTCTTGTCCTTTTCAAAGTCCTCATTAATCTTTGCGCGTCTTTGCTCAAAGTTCCGGTATTTGTCAAGCAATTCCTTGTACAATTTATCAGTTTCAGTCCTTTGATACTCGTTGGCGACATCGGTGTACTCTTTCAAAGCATTTTTCTGTTCTTCCGACAGGTTTTCAACAGAGGAAACAGGGGTGAAAACTTTTCCCTCCTTCTTGTAGTTCGGGTTTTTATTAATCCACTCCTCGCGCTCTTTATCCTGCAACTCTTTTACCCAATCCTCCTGGCGTTTCCGATTTTCCTCGATTAATCTATCATATGTAAGGTCAATTTCAGCCTTTTCCTTATCAAATCCATCTTTCATGGCATCAATCCGGGCTTGACGTATCTCAAACTCCGATTGTTTCTCCTGATTAATGCGGGAACGGTTGTATTCGTTTATCTTCTTCTCGCGTTCGGCCTGTTCTACCTTTAATTCGTTTGCGGCTTCCTGGGCTTTCTTTTGAGCATTCTCCTGCTTGGTAAGGCTGGAACCGGTAACGCCGCCTAAATCCTTGTAGGCCTTTTCGGTGGTTTCTGCATTTTTCTTGGCGCTCTCAAATTGCTCCTTCGTGAATTTATCCTTGTCTTTTTCTATGGCGGCAAGCTCTTTTTTAGCTTTTTCCCAATCATCCTTAGCTTTCTTGTAGGCCTCCTCATAGGAAACAGACTTTTTGTTTCGCAAATCATATTCCGATTGCAAAACTTCAACTCTCCGGCTCAGTTCGTCGCCGGAAATTTGACCGCGCAAAGTCCCCTCGTTTATATTCAGGGTATAAAGCGGGTTATTCTTTCTTGCGGACAACAACCGTCTGGCTTCGTCAAGCTCCGCCTTTATCTTGTCGTCCGTCTGCTTTTTCAAGTCGATTTGCCACTGGTTTAACTCATTCTGGCGCTGCTCTTTTTCATATGGTACAACCTCTGCTTGAAGTCTTTTTAATTCCTTCTCAAGCTGGTTAGTTGTCTTGTTTTGTAAAAGAGGGTTTTTGTACTGGCCATAGCCGTAATTTTGGTGACGAAAAGAAATTTCATCCTGTATAGCCTTTATCTGGGCTTTATAGTCGGCAACAACGTTTTTGTTATCATCGACTTTCTTCTGGGCTTCAATTCCGGCGATTTCCTTCTTTAAACCTAAAATATCCTTTAGGTGTCCTTCCTCGTCAATATACTTCTGGATTATGCCGGGATAGGCATCTTTCAGCTTGTTTAGAGCGTCGACGCGGTCGAGGGATGAAGCGTATTCATCCCTGGCGGTAGTAATGAGCTTTTCAATTTCCTGCTTGTGTTCGCTCTCGGCTTTGGCTGCTTCTTCTTTCTTTTTATTGTACTCATTTTGTGCTCTTTCGGCATCGGTAGTCCGGTTGGCGTAGGCAATAAGAGCAGTTACAACCGTTCCTATTGCGAGAGCGGTAGCAACATAGGGGTTTGAAAGCATTGTCTTATTCAAAAGCTTCTGGGCTTTCTCCGCCATTAAGAGGTATTTTATTTTTAACACCTGCGATGCCGTATAACCTTTTTCCATCTCGATTGCCAGAGCAAGGGCAACCCGGTAGGCTCCGTATGTTCCTATGAGGCTCAACAGTATTTTGCCAACCTTTTCATAATTCTTCACGAGAGATGTTGTCGCGGCGATACTATCGGTGATTAATCCCTGGTTCTTTGTGGCAAAGTCATTATAGGCGTCGTCAATAGCTCCCATGAGGTTTGAAACACCACCTTTGATACCTTCGCTTTGCTTTTTCAACATTCCGTTGAATTTTCCTCCTTCGGCGGTAGCGTCCGCGAAAGCCTGTGTAACCATTTCAGACGAAATAGCGCCTTTGCTCATTTCATCTTTGAGTTGAGCTACCGATTTACCGGTAGTTTCTGACATCGTTTTAAGCGGGTTAAAGCCGGCATTTACCATTTGCAACAAATCCTGACCCATGAGCTTTCCGGTAGCGGACATCTGCGCAAATGCAAGAGCAAGGGAATTGAAGCGCTGTGCATCTCCCATAGAAATATCGCCAATCTGTTTGAGTGTAGGCATAAGCCTGTCGGCCTCTACTCCAAAGCCGAGCAAAAGTTGTGCTCCTTTGCTTAGGTCGTTTAGCATCAGCGGGGTTTCGACGGCGAATTGTTTCAATTCCTTGAAGAAAGATGCGGCTTTTTCTTTATTTCCGAGGAGGACATCAAAGGAAATTTGAAAACTCTCGATTTCCCCCCGGACATTGACAAGGGTTTTTCCAAAATCAAGTATTTTGTCAATAGCAAAATAGCCTCCTACGGCAGTTCCAACCGAGCGAAATGTGCTGTCAATTCTTTGACCTTCGGAAACGGCCTTGTCGCCGACAGACTGGAACATCTTTTCAGCCTTCGCCACGTCTTTGCTGAATTTATCTATGTCTAAAGCTAAGCCGTACGACTCTTGCCCGTTATCTGTATTCATACAACAAATTCCTCCTCTTCTTCGTTATCGCTGTTAAAATTGTCTGGATTGTTTGCGTCCAGGCTATCGTCCCAATCATCATCCTTTTTACCGCTTTCCGGGGATGGGGTAGAGTAGCCATACATGATTAAATTTTCGTAACTCATTTCATCAAGTATGTAATCAATGGAAACGCCGAGGTTTTTCGACATTCCGAGGATTACAGCCCAGATGCTGTCGTTTTCGTTTCCGCTTTCTTTGTTGCCCTTAGTATGTTTGCCTCGTTCAGGGTAGTTATAATGCTGAAAAAAAAAGCGACGTGCTGCATTCCGAGCGCCTCTGATATGAGCTTTAGCAGTTCTTCATTGCTGCAATTGTCAAGTAGTTCCTTTGAGAGCCGCTTCCGGTTGTCAATCTCCACTATTTCTACGTTCTTAATCAGGCCAAACCACTTCTTTTTTACGACCTCTTTTGTTTCAATAAGGTTTTTGCGTCCGAGTATGAGCGTCGCGGCAATATCTCCTATCATTTCGCAGTCTTTCGCGTACGCAAGGATATATGTTAATACTTCATCATTCCCTTTGATGAACGGGGCAATAGGGAGCTTGGATATATATTTGGACACCTCAATTATTGTCCCTGATGTAGGACGGGCAATTGTGTATGTTTTCCCTCCGAGGTCAATATTATACGGCTCTTGAAGGATGGTGTCGGAAACTTGTTTTTCTACTGTGTCCATAATGAAGGATATTATAAATTATACAGGAATGTAGTTTGACCACCAACCACAAAGGACGTCTTTCCGTTTGTCAACCGTTTACGCAGTTGCCGCCTGGGTAACGGTAACGGTTTTTTCTTTCCCGTCAGCCGTAATTTTCACGTTGGCAGTTCGCTCCGCTCCGGTATTGGCTGTTACTTTTACCGTTACAACCTTTCCCGATACCGTCACAGTACACCAATCATCAGACGATTGCGCAGTGACAGCTCCGGAAGATGTTACGGTTACTTTCTTCCCGGAGGTATCTGCTGCATTGGTGAAGCTCAAAGAGGCCACATCAACGACCAAAGAACCTTTCTTTCTGAATTTTGAATACCAATAGCCTGCATCTCCTTTCAGAATTTCAAAAGTCAAGTCGGCGAAGTCGCCTTCTTCTTCTGACCAACCGGGCTTGTAGGTAATTGAGCATTTCGGGGCTTTGATACCTTTAGCGCCAATGTTTTTCGGAGTTACCTTTACTGACCAATCACCTTCCACTACGTGGGTTTGAACTTTGAGTTCCTCGGCATCAATATTACCCAGACCGAGGCGCTGCAAAAGTTCGTCGTCCGGCTCGATAACCCTTGTTGTAAGGGAGTAGCCGCCTTCAAGCTGCTCTTTTGCTACCGTTTCCCCTCCGGTGGCCTTTGCCTCAAGCACATCGCCGTCGGTGGCTTCAAGGGATGATGATTTGTCCTTGATTGTGCCAATACTTTCGACGGAGGTTGCGAATGTATCGCCGTCGCCAGTTGTGCCGATTTCAATCTGGCACTTTGACCAGGACATAATTCTTTTTTTCATATCCTTTAATTATTAGAATGTTATACGTTTAAAATCAATGCAAATGCTAACAAGATGCTGATGAATGTTTTCCGCTTTTGTCGTTTCCGGGGCTTCTGACAACTCAAAGGTGTATTCCTCAAAGAGATGTTCATTTAAGGCCTCCTCAATCGCATCCGCGAGGGCTTCAATCTCCTGCAAACGTTCTTTTGCCGGCATAAGGCAACCGGAGTTGTTGTCAATATCCTTGACGTAGATGTTTATGCGAGCGCGTCCGTTTTGGATTTGCTCTGCATCTCCGGCGGGAATAGCAATAACAGCATCCTCCGTTTCAGCGTCAACAGGTCTACAATCTTGCATATAGACCGTCCCGGCGATTTTTCCGGCAAGGAATATGTCAAGTACATTGAAAACGTCCTGTTCGATTTGAGATGTTCCTTTTTTACTCATCTTCTTTTAAATCCTAAATCTTTAAGCATTCTTGGAACTAATTTTTTTGCAAGCATTTCAGAACTATCAAGCACGTTCAATCCCATCTTTTCAACATATCTTGCATAGTTCATCCCGGCCACAACAATGAGCACGATACCCTTTGAATTTTCCGAGATAAGTTTGCTCATAAAATCGTTCCCCTCTTTTGCCCCTTTTGTCGCCGTCGGCTTTACTGCCTCAAAAGAACTCCTCTTTACAACTTTGCCGTTATACAGGACACAATACCCGGTTGAACTTCTAAGGTTTCCGGTTTGGTCTGTGTATTTTCGGTTTATTCTTGCCTCCCTGATACATTCAAGTCCTACAAAATCAAGCCTTATAATCAAAGCTTGTATCTTCCTGCGTAATAGGTCGTCAAGAAACTTCTTAGCTTGGTTTCTGGGAGAAAGTCTTTTTATCGGCATGTCATACAGTTATTTGTATGTTATCAACAGCGTCGAGAAATAGGATGCCTTTCTGGTATGCGGTGTATGTTCCCAGGGAATTTCCTCTCATATCTTTCAATAGGAATGTGCACGGTTCAAATTCTTGCATTTCGATTAAAATAATGTATGCCGCCTGTGTAAATTTACCATCGACATAAATACCCCTTTTTTCGTAGTTGTTTACCTTGAAATTGCAGGGAATAGGCTCGCCTAAAGAGCTTTCAGCCGCAACGGGCTTTCCGTCTTTATATCCGCCTCCTGTTTTTGAAACGATTTGCAATATTCCGTTTTGGATTATCATCTAAAAATCCTCCCCCTGATAACCGTAGTTGCTACCTTTTGAAACGGCATCCTCATAACCTAAGCCTTTGCGGATTTTATCAGCTTTTGCCTTAAAGCATTTCTTTTCATACTCTGAAAAAGAAAAGGTGACGCCGCCTTGAGAAACGCTTGGAGCCTCGGAAAGAAAGTCATACAACATCGCTTTCGTGAGTAGGAAACTTTTTCCGTTCCGGGTTTCTTTTGTCAATTCGTCAGACGGGTTCAATCCGAAACTATCGGCGGCGTCGTCAATTACAGACGCCGGAACCGGATAGTTCGATATACTTTTCAAAGATTGAAATATAGTGCTCATGGCTTTTGCTCCTATTTTCCGTAATTCCAAGTCGTATTCATTGTATTGATGAATACAAGTGATTTACGTCCTGTTAATGCAGGTTGAACATACGCCTCTGCCATTGTAACCTCAAGCATTGGGTTTACGTCAGAATAGACGGTCATTTTGTAGTATGACCCCTGTGTCTGGATTGCGTCGGTCGCTTTCAGCATCGGAACCGGCTTGTAATAGGTGTACCCCAAGCGAGGTTCTGCGGAGAGTGTACAAACGTTTTCATTCCAAGGCTTGATAGTTTCGCGGCTTCCGTCCTTGTGCTCAATCGTAACATAAGTGTCGACAACAAGCACTTGCGGGGCTTTCTTCTTGCGCATGTAGGCGTTGATACTATCAATACTTACATCGTCAATACTTTCCAATCCTACGGCTTTCAAGACTACTCCGGCAATACGCTTGATAGTCTTTTTCTGCGAACACAGATAATCAAAAGCGGCCTGCTCCATGATTGCGTACTGTGGTTTCCGGCCTCCCTTCTTTCCGACAATCTTTTGGCCCTTCATGATGTCAGCCAAACCGTCAGCGTTCTCGATATCATCCCATTTGGCGGTTGAACCAATGAAGTTTTCCTCCGGAACGTTGAAGTTGATTTCGTCCTGTTCTGCCATATCGCCGTCGATTTTGGAGCTTAACACCTGCTTTCCAGACGAACCGATACGCATTGAGTCCACTTCTACACGATAATCCATACCATCGTTGCAAAATTTTACATCATCATAGACAATATCAACGAGATACGTCGCGGTCGCTTTATCCTCCGGGTTTGCCGCAGCTTTCGCCTGAAGGTCATTGTACTTGTTGATGTCGATTTCGTCTTTTTCGCGAGAAACGGCAATTTTGCCGAGAGTACCCGACCAGGTTCCGACCTTTTTACGGGTTTTCTTCGGGGCTTTCGTGTTGAAAGCAACGCGGTCGGCAGAGATTGGAATACCTTCATCTCCCTCGATACCCTTCAAGTCAAAATCGGGAGTGTATTTCAACGGAAAAAGCTGGCGCCAGGCCAGTCCCAATCCGGGCTGGTAGGAGTTTACTTCCAATTCCAAACCGGGTCGGTCAATTTCAAATAAAGGTGCATTCATTGCTGCCATGATTATACACGTTTAATGGTTGGTAACATGGCTTCAATATCTTTTCCGATACAAGCCGTTTCTTTTCTCACATTTGCGCCGTTAATAAGGCGTACGGGCTGCTCTCCTTTTCCGGCGAAAATCATATTTCCCAGAATATAATCCGGGGCGTAGATGGGTTCCGCTTCTGTATCGCTTGCGGCTTTTGCCTGATACAAAACTTCACCCTCGGCGATTGCGACACCGAGGGAAACGGTTACAACATCTTTGTCTTTTGAAGTTGCGTCTACCTTAGTGCATTTTACGCCCTTCTTCCCGTATGCGATAATGTCGTTTACGGCGACACCGCTACCTTTTGCGACATTGATTGTAGTGTCGCTGGCTCCTACTGCAGAAACAAGGCGATAGCCTTTGATAACAGCGTATTTACCATTAGCATTTAAGCCAACGGCGGTTGTTTCCGGGGCGTTAAACCCTGGTTCTACAACGAGGCCACCCGCTGGCTTTTCAGCGAAAACCTGCTCAATCCTGATAGGTTCCGGCGCTTCGGCTCCGTTGTATGAAAATCTGTCTTTCATTACTGTTGACCATTAGTTTGTTTGCAACCCGACTATGGCTGGGGGTGCAGTTTCAGCCTTTCTCGCTTCAACACGTGCCTGTACGAGTGGATTAGGTTTTACCTCTTCCTGCGTTTTTCCTCCGCTTTTGGGTTTTCCAACAACGCCCTCTTTGGCAACAATAGATGATGATATATCCTCAATATCTGGGGTAATATCCTCAAGCCATTCCTCAAAGTCGTCGTCAGTTTCAAAATTCATTCGGGAAAAATCCTTTTCGTAACGGTTCTTGAGCTTTTCAGGAGCATCTTTGAGTAAATCGGTCAAACGAGATTTTCGGGTATCGGCAATTTTTTCGCCTTTGATTGATGCAATCTCTTTCATCATAGCTTGATTGCTTTTGATAAGAGCTTTCAACAAGGTTTGCGTTTCGTCGCCTTTCCCGTTTCCTTTTCCTCCTTTAGGGACATTGACAACTACGTCGTTATCGTCGTCCCCTTCTCCCAAATCATCCATATCCGCATCGTCAGCGTCCTCTGGCTTAATCCTCTTGCCGTCTTTCAGGCCATGTTTTTTTTCATAGCTTCCAATAGCCTTTTCTTGAGCTTCTGTAACTCTGCTATCAGAATAGCTATCAATCACTTGTTGTAGAGTAAGCTCTTCAACGGCGGTCGTTGCTTCCTCCTCTGTTTTTGCAGTTTTCGCCAGCTTAGCGGCTATCCTGTTCAATACTTTGTCGCTTATCCCCTCAAATTTGGTTTTCAGCGAGTCGAAAATAAAACGTTTTAAGTTCATAAAATCAACTGATTAGTTTATGCAAAACTAATAATTACCACAAATATGCTTACATTATAAGCGCTTCATTGGCGTTATTTAACTATTGAAACGAAAGTAAATAACCTGAAAAGTTTATAAAAAATACGGGAAAAGTATTGTTATTTTAAAATAACTCGCTATATTCGCCATGTGTTTACATTGTAAGCACTTTAACGTAAATTCACAACAACAATGAGAACGAAAAGTATTTTGAACTACACTACATCTTTCATCAATCGTAATTTCAGATTGAAAGTTTACGGAAGAGATGCGAACGGGAACCGGATTAATAAGCTGGTCGGTGTATCAGGATTAATCGAACTAATAGGAGAGGAGCTTTTGAATAAGTTTGTCGGCCGAGCTATAAAGGCCGGGCTTGACAAGGTGGTTTGCAAGCTTCGCCGTGGATTGCAGGTTTCATTTTATATCAAGTAACAGTTAAAGCGATAGCGATATGAACGCAAAAGTTATAATAGCAAAAGCAACGAAAGAAACAGTAGAAACTTTGTACAACATAGTTTCTAAGGTAATGAAAAGTACATCAATCAAGGCTTATCAAAGTGTAGACTTTGAAGCCGTATTCTTTCCGACAGACTGTAACGACCAGGATTTCATTTTGAGTATTCTGGCTAATAACGGATTTACAACTAAAATAGAAAAAGCTGGATAACATGGGAACAATCAATGACAATCGCGGTTGCAGCGTTTGCGAGGCCGGAAAAGAAAATTACACAACCTTCTCAACGAGGTTAGGAAGAAAGCAGGTAAAACGCGTACAGTACGATTACAGAACCCCGGAAGGCGATTTGTTTGCCTGCGTAGGTCAATCATTAGACGACTGTCGCCGGAAGCGTGACGAGTGGTTAGCAAATCAATAAAGGTAACGCTCCGCCCAACCAGCGGGGCATAATTCACAACAACATGACAGTAAATGAAGCAATGCTCATTGTAGCAGAAGAGGTAGCCAACGAATTGGGTTACATAGATACCGGGAAAACAGTTATAATCGGTAAGCGGGATTGGTTCTGGGGTAATCGGGTTGCGGCCGCAGACAAGCAGATTGTTTCCTGTAAGTATATTCTCCCGCAATGGGAAGGAGAGAGGGATGATAGCAGGCGCAACCCAAAAATTGAAATAGACATGCATTGGGGAAACCCTCGACTTGGAATTGATTATCCGGGAGGAGCCTTTTTCTGCTTAACATATAAAGACGAAAAAGTATCAGAGGCGCAAGCCTTTGGTGAAAACGGACTTTTATGTGCTATCTCTATCAAACAAAGAATTGACAAACTTATTAATCAATAATATTCTTAATTCACAACAACATGGAACAAATTTTATTATCAAAAAAGAACTATCATCGTGCATCAAAGGTGGTTAATTTGGAAAATCAGGAACAGGGTGAATTTCTCTTTATTTGGAGAGGTAAGAAGTTGAGCAATAATTTAATGCACTGCGACTATGCGCATACTGCAATTCGCATATCTGACAACGAGGTAGTTGTCATTTATGACAAAGACTTAGGCTCCTGGGCTGTAACGGATTGGAAATACAAGGTTAACCTTGAGGAGCTTTGGAAATGTGCTTGCGACGCTTTTTATTCTACGAGTTTTAGCCCGGAAGAACGCGGGGCATACTACATACGGACGTATGAGGAGGAGCTAAACGCCGACATTGAAAATATGCCGGAGGACGAAAGAGAGCGCTATATTTCCAAGTACAAAGAATGGGTTCAAATATTATTCAATAAGCATTCTCGCATCATGAGCTCCATGATAACGGGGCCGGCACGTTTCCCGACAAGGCGAAATGAGAAGATGAACAATTATTATGAAAATGCTGTCAGTGAATTTAGAGCATGGAGAGAAAAAGTGCTCAAGGCGATAGCCCGTAGGATAGAGGACGCAAAGCCGGAAGAACAAAAAGCAGATGAAGAATGGACGAGGCTCAAGCGCTCAATTTATTCCTCTGCTTCTACAATTAAGGGTATCAATGACGGTACGGAAAGAGGATATAATAAAGCCTTGTTTGTTTCCAGTATTTACGGTAAAGTTGAAACATACGCAAAGCGCGGTGACGTGATAATTGTAGAAAAGGCAATTGCCTATGTTAGAGAGCTAAATAAACAATCCTCTATCATTACTGAACGTCATAAATTCTTTAAACTTGCTGAAATGGCGAAAGCTGTATGCGAAGCCCAGGAAGTAAGGTCAAATAAAGAAGATACCGAAATACTTTTCGATGGTGGCCGGGTAATCAAAAACTATTCCGAGGATAGGGTGCAGATAGTTTTCGACACAAAGCCGCAACCGGACGTTATTTCAAATCTCAAGCATAACGGCTTCCGCTGGTCGCCTCGTTTTTCAGCATGGCAACGTCAGTTGACGAACAACGCTTATTACGCTGTTACTCGTGTTATTCCGGTTACTATTGAACAATTGAAAGGAGCGTAAGAAAATGGCTCAAGAGGTTAGTGTTGGATATGATTGGATGCAAGCCGCTAAGGATTTAGCAAAAGCAGAAAAGGATTTAGGTGTTCAAAAGTGGGTTCTTATCACCTTTTATCGAAAAAATGAAAAGGGGGAGGCGGAAAAGATTTTTGAATACGACTTGCCTCGTGAACTGTGGATAAAATGGAATTGGGTTGTTAATTGGCGTAGAGCGAAACTTATCTGCATGTTCCCTCGTGGAGAAGTTTATAATACGATGTCATTTTATGACAAGCGGAGCGGATATGAAACTAGTATTAATACTTTCTTAGGTAGACTAATATCGGCAAAAGCACAGGCCACAAAAGTTCAACGTTCAATAGACAACTATATCGCTTGGAACCGTCGGAACAATATGTTTTTCGACGAAAATACAGATGAGAAACTTATTATCCTTCGTGGAAAATTGTTCGCTAAAATAAATAATATTCATGAGGCGGAGGAGCGTTTAAAATCAAAAATTACAATTACAAATAGCTAAAAATATGGCAGAATTTAATGAAAACCCCTTTCTGAAAGATACGCCCGTAACCCCGTTTTCAAATGGTACAGAGGCGGAATGTTGGCACGAACGCAACTGCGATAAGTGCATCAAGTATGAGAACAAGTCTGATTGCGAACTGGCCTATCATTTAGATATGGGCTTTATTCTGGGTACAATTCCCCTCTGGGTGGCAAAGGAGATAGGCGTTGCCTATAATCCTCTTTATCAAACCGGGAGATTGAATGAAAGATGTGGAGGATTTAGAACTGGCGATGAGCCTTTTTAATAAAACGGAATAATGATTGCAATAATAAATATAACATCATTCAGAGGCGTTAGTATTGGAGCAATGCACTACTACGGTCGTTTGGTGATTTTAGGCCTTGAAACAATCGAGCTTTACAGGCCGATAAATAAAAATGATTTGGAAAACTACCCCGACCGTTTTGAAGGGTACGAGATTGGCGAATTGACTGGATGTTTTAATAGTTGGAGGGATGTTGTTGTTGCCGGCGGAGAAATAGCAAAAGAGAATAATATTGACCTAAAGGATGTGGTTGTAGAAGGTATACCAAATACAGACAGAATATCCTACGACAAGGCTCTTGAGCCATTAGATACGCGCCTGAAATGCAAGAAATGCGGGAAGGTTATTAAGCCAGGAGAAGGAGGATATAATACCCCAAGAGGGTTCTTTTGTACAAAATGTTATTAATCTGAATAAAAGATGAAGCAAATTACTATCGGTGATAAGCCATTAATGAAAATATCCCAAGAGGATGTTTTACAAGTAGTCGTAATGCAAGGCTGTTGTCCCCATTTGGATTATTGGACTTACCCCACAATAGTGGAGTTTGATAATACTATGTTTTCAGATACCGTAATATTATCGCATCAATCTAAAAGCAAAGAAGATGGTTCTAATAGTGGTATATTAGTTTTCTTCCTTAGTACCAGGGATTTGTCGTATCATTATCATAGAGAAGATAGGACAGAACCATTTTATTTTAAGCGTCTTGACTTAAAGGCAATTAAGTTCTTGATAGAAAAAGGTTATGACGTACCTATTTATTAATCAACATTAAAAAGAAATGAAGATGAAAAAGTTAATTGGCAAAACGTATATCTACAAGGTATTACCACCTTATAAGAATTGGTATAGTATTATGACTGATGACGGTCTTAATCGTAGCAACATCATAATTGTTGGCAAAAAGCAGTTATTCAAAGTTGCTTTAGCATTGATTGTGATGTCATTATTCAATAAAAAGACTGCCATAAATAAATACAAATCTGGTAAATAACGAGTATGAATAAAATATTTACAATTTGCTATTCAGAGGAAGAAGCTAACGAAATCGGGCACTTTATAATGAAAAAAGGCTATGAAGGTGTTCAGAACGATAGCTACCGATATTGTCGTGAAGCAATTTGGTGGGCTTTTAAAGAAGCTCAAAGGCATCATGCGGATTGTATCTATGTTGGTGTAAATGGTTGCCAGATGGTAGTATCTCGTGCAAAAAGAAGGCTTCGCAGAAATGGGCTTAAATACATTGAGAAGAAACGAGTATTTTATAATTTATTGAGTGGATACAGATTTTAAGAAGGCATGAAATTAAAATAGTGCTCCGGCTTATTTTAGTTTCAGTCGAAAAAGTAAAATAACAAGGTATGAAAAAGTACAGAATAACCGAGGAGGAGTTGAAAATATTAATGGAGGCCTGCAAAGGCTTCCCGGTGATAATGTGCGGAGTTGATTTAGGTCAATCCCCGCAAGAGAGAGTAAATAACGCATGGAAGGCTCTTGGCAAAAAATATGGCTTTAAATGGTACACGGCGAGAAGCGCGGAAACTGTTCCATGTGAATTTATAGCGGAACCGGAAGAGTAGTTTATGTAATCAATAGAAGCGAATATGAAGAATATATGTATAGTTATTTGCTATCTTTTATGGATAGCAGCAACATTCTTGCTATCTATGACTTTAATCGGCTTATTTGTAACCCTCTCTGATGATTGGTACGAAATGGGAGGTAAATTAATAGATAAATACTAAGAGATATGGGAACAAAATCATATATAATCAAAGTGAAATTCCCCGGTCTGGTAGACGGAGAGCGGGAGCATTATTTCGGTTCCCTCTCCGCTATTTACGACAGGTTTTCCCCGGCTCAAATTGGCTGCGGTCTGGAAACGCTTTGGAAAGCTAAGATTGAACCGGGAAAGCCCAAACGGGCGAGGCGTTGCGTTATCTCTAAACATGAACTTTTCAGGAAAAGTCAGAGGAGTAAAGAAAATAAACAGTAAATTAGGTGGTCGTTATGAGTGAACATTCGATAAAAGAGATGAAAGAGGCAAAGGAGAGCTTGAAAAATAGCATCTCCGACCTCGTTTCAAAGTTTAACAGTGATTTTGATTGCTCTACAAGCGTTAGAGTTGATACAGAGTTTAGCGCCGTTTATTATGGAGCTAACAAACCTCTTGGTGTATCTTCGGTTGTAAAATGTGACGTAGAGGTAACTTATTGATTTATGAAAACAATATTTGACTACGATGTAACCCCGGAAGAGCAGGAGCGGATTTTGGGAGGCGTCCAGGAGGCGGAAACGTATCGAAAAGGGCTTTCTGGTGACGCGGCCAATCTTCATCTCGCGTACCTGTTCGACGGAAGAGGGGACAAAGGAAAAGCAGCCTATTTCGCGAATAAGCTGCCCCCGATGGAACGACAGGATTTTTACCGGACGTTGAGCCACAACCCTGTTAAATTATAGCAGGTCGGAGAAAGATGAACGGTTTATATTCATCATCAACTTGTGGGCGTTCTTTACGCCGTTACTTTTGAGATAATCTTCAACTTTGAGCCATATGTTTTCGTATGGCTCTTTTTGTATTATATCCTTGAAATATTCGTAGGCGTCATTTTCTAACAATCCGTACTTATCCAGTATCGACCGGAAATTTTTAACGTATGTACTATATCCATAGCCTCTGGAAACGATTGCCTTTTGATTGACGGCTTTCCCTCCCAACTTTTCGACAAACAGATGATAACTTTTCCGGGCGCAGAACTGATTAATCAATTCCATAGCGGTAGTTTTAAACGGGGTTACATTTTTAGCCTCCTTCCATCCGACAGCTCCGGCATGGCGTATTTCGTGCCAAAGACTTTCAAGGGCATACTCCTGGTTGAATGTCAGCGCAACATCTTTGCTTATGGCTCCTATTGCTCCCTTTAGGCTTTCCGCCGGATTAAATGCACCATTTTGAGTGTAAAAAGTTCGGTTTGTTAGGTGTATTCTGTTACCGGCCTCTGAAAGATATTCCCCTTTCATGGAGTATTGGCGACTGTTGGCCATGAAGTAGTTCGTAACTGTCGATATTTGAACTCCCGCAAGCCCTCCGTAAAACTCTCCGCTGTTCTCGGATGCGTACTGGCGAATAATATCTTTCAGTTCTGCGTCTTTTATTTTGTCCGGGTTCTTTAATTCCTTAATCAGCTTTTGAACGCCTGTTTTCTCCTGGGTATTTGTAGACAACAGAGTTTTGTTGTCTTTTAAAAAGTATGGCAATGTTCCTCTTGCCTCCATCTTTCCGATGCGTTCTCGGTTATCCTTAACCCAGCCTTTAAAATTCCGGGGAGGCTCTTTGATTTCTCCCTTGAAGCGATAGCCGGAAACATCTTCGCCGTTTGCAATCATGTTTGTATATTCAATGATTTCATCAACAGTTGGAATTATCGGAACGGCAACGCAGCGGCATTGCGGATGCCAGCCAACAAACTTGAATGTTTTCGGGTATTTCCCCGCAAGAAGGTCGCAGATGTCAGTTACCGGGTGATTGTTTGACAGGACGATTTCAAAGCCCAGAACAATGTCGTTTTTGCTCCAATTTTCAAAATCAGCCTCATGGTAAGCCGTATTAATCTCGGTTCTGGTCATTCTTACCGCGTTTTTGTATGACGACCTGTAAACCCCTTGCCCCGGATGATAGCTTTTTGCCTTTTGAGATAAAACGAGGTTTCCGCGCTTATCCCTAACCCGGCGGAAGAGCTTTTCGGGCTGCTTTAGATAACGCCGAATATCCCGGCTTAATTCCGAGGCGCTTTTCCCTTCCCCCAGACCAATATCAAGAGCAAGCTCAAAATCTTCTTTTCCTTGCTCCATTATTCGCCATACGCGTTGCGACAGGTTCATTCCTGCAATTTTGCGGGATTGGAACGCTTTTAAAGCTTCTAAATTTCTTGGCTTAAATTGCGAAATTTGCTCTTTTGATAGTCCGGTTGAGCCGAGTATTGAGTCAACTAATTCCCCGTTCTTATCTGCGCTTAATTCCCATTCTTCGCGCGTCCCGTTCATTATGACTGTTACGATTTCGCCTTGAAGCCTGCGGAGTAATTCATCAACGCGCTTCTCCATCCCCGGAAAATCACTAAAGGAAAATGGCTTTTCTCCATCGAAGCCCGCAGCCTCTCCGAGTCGTACAATATCCTTTATGATTTCCCGGTACAGGGTTTCAATCTTCTTCTCGTATCTATCGAGATTGGACTTGTGTTTTTTATCAAAATTACTCTTTCCGGTGGCCATCTTGTTTAGTATGTGGGTTCGCTAATACTTACGGCTCTTTCGGCGGCCTCCTCCCGTTCAATCTCCTTGATTTCTTCGTCTACGTCGTCAACCATGTTGAGATTGCGGACAGCGGTTCTGCGCGATACAATCTGCTTGCCTCCTGTTGCGTCGGAATTATTCTTGATGTTCTCTGCATCATCCTTGATTTGATAAGGGGTTATAATTACATCAACGTCAAGGCTATCAATCGCGCCGGAAAGCTTCGGGAACATCTTTTTCATGAAAGCTTTTACGACGTTTATTTCACGATGGAACACATCGAGCCAAACCCCGCTCTCTTCCGTTACCTTCAGCTGGCCGTCTATAAAAATCATCTTCCGGCTGTCGGCTGACATAGGCATGGTTTTCATGCTTTCCGAACTCATGTCCGGTAACTGCAATTGAACAAAGAAGTTTTGCCGGATAGTTTCTACCTGATATTTGAGAGCGTCAATAGCTTGCTCCCAGGTAGCGTAACCGGCTTTAGCGTTGGTCGGATAGCGCAGAACGTTCCTTGCGGTTGTATCATCGTCCGGTTCTCCTCCGAACTTAACATGTTCATCTTCATCGCAGAACACAACCCAACTCGGCTTACTGTTTTTGCGCAGGTAATTTCCATTACGGGAAAGCGACCATTCTGCCTCAAAAACGTTTTCGCTTTCATCTTCCCAGATTGGCTCATCTCGATACCCATAAACGCCGGCAATTTTTTCAATCTTAATATCCTCGCGCATCTCCTCCGTCCATTCTCCGCTTTTCCCATATTGCACCCAGCGGATATGTGTCGCATCAGTATAAGTTTCAAAGTAGGTTATTTTTTCTTTGTTTATTTCGCGAGTGTATTGAATAGACAAGCTTATCATGTCGTCGTAGTCGTCGAATAAGGGAAAAAGCAAATCTCCTTTCATTGGGGAGTAGGTTTTACAACGTAATTTTAGTTTGCTCCTTTCCCCGGCATACATTACGTCCTGTTCCTGGCTGTACCAGATTGTCGCAAATTCACATGAGGAATATAGGTAACGGCTTCGTTCAAAATTTACGCTGTTGATTTTGTTCTTTTTGAAAATGGCTTCCATTATCATGGAGGCTTTCTTTTCTTCTTCCGTTTTTGCGTTGTATTTTCGTTTAACCGGAACGCCAAAGGCAAGCTCCGTCATGCGCTTAACAGCCAGTTTCTGCAACCCCAAGGTTATGCGGGTCATTTTGATAACTTCTCCTTTTTTACTAACCCTGTCGCGATAGTTCTTATCGGTCATTACCGGGTGTAACTTCGGGTCATACTCTTTTTTTAATTTAGACCAAGAGGGAACAATCACAGTTTTCATTTTCAATTCAGTGATAACCTCGTCAGGCCTGCGCCCGCTTTCAATAATTTCATCTATCGTCTTCATGTCAAATAAATATTAATACAGTTCATCTTCTAAATCATCCTCATAGTTCCTCTCTTCAACTACGGCTTTCGCCGGATAGAAAGTATTGGCAAGGGCATCGAACTCGTCAGGAGAGAAGCCCAATCGTGCTTTTACATCTTCTTTTGGTTCAATGATTATCTTTCCGTCACTTCTAAAGCTCCATTTTATTTCTGTCGCTTCTTCCGCGAGCGTTCCGCCGGGAGGAAGCATGGCTCCCGTATTGTTGTCTGGGTTCAGCCAGTCACGAACACACCAATACAGATATGATTTCATGTTGGCAAACTTGTATTGCCCGGTTATGTCCGTCAAGTCTTTTCCTGATTTCGTCTTTGCTCCTTCGCTGTATTTACAACTAACCACATTCCTTTTATTCAATCCCATATCCTCGCATACTTCCAGAGCGCGGGAATACACACCGGCGCCCTCTCCAATTGTATCAATCAGGGCGATACATCCGGTTCTGCGGGAAAGAAGGTTTATGATGTTTCCTGCAACCTTCATGTGGTCGGCCTTTCCTCCGGAGTTTTGCTTATTGAACTTTTCAACGTAGTTGTTGAAGCGGTAACAGTAGACGGAACAGTCACGCCCCATGCCGGCAACGTCGACACCCAGACGGCAATAGTTCCGGTTCCCCAGATGGTATTTTTTCCAACGTTCCTGTGCGATTTCAATCCATTGCATGGGTATCAAAACATCTTCGTCAACTTTCGGGAATTGTCCAAGAACCTTCTTGCGGAAGAGGTCTGATGGCCGATACCATTGACCTTCAAAGAAAAAATCATCTTCCTCCGCCTTTACGTCGTCCTTTACGATAGGCTCACACCAATTTTCAACCTTATCAATCACCCAATCGTAATCGACCTGGCCGGGAATGACTATGCGTTTTTCGACAACATTAGGAGCGGTCAGACTATTCAGACAAAATTTTTTAAAGCGTTTATCCTTCTGGCTTTTGGCTGCGTATCCTACGGTCGTATTAGGGTTGAACACAAGCAAAAGCCGGGAGTTGCCCTGCAAGTTACCTTCGATTGCTCCAAACGTATCATCCATAATACCCGTCGCCTCGGTAACAATAAACATTGTGTTTACAGCATGGAAGCCAGACCAAGCCTCATGATTATTCTCGTCGGCCTTGAACCCGGTTAAGAACCATTCTTCGTTGTCGGTTCTAATGTCGTAGGCGTTCAATCTTCCGGGCAATTTAAAGCCTCGTTTCTTTGCTTTGTTGTAGAGTCGGGCGACTTCCGGTATCATGATGTTTTTTACCTGTCTGTCCGTTGGAGCGGTAAGTGCAACTTTCGTGTTTTCTACAAGCTCGCCGTATTCGTTCCACTTTACTGTTAGATAGAGAAAACTTGTGCCTATACAGGCGGCAACGAAGTCTTTCCCGCGAGCCGTCCCGGAGCGAACGGACACGAGTTTATTGTACTGCACTGCTGTTACGATTTCCTGCTGCTCCTTATCGAGTGTTACCCCGAATACGTCGCTAATGAATTTGTTCCAATCGTCGCGCCATGCTGCAAACAATATTTTAGCCTTTTGCCTTATTTCCTCGTCATTCCTTCTCATCCTCAATAATCCCGGTCTGCATCAAGAGTTGTTCAAATGATACATTGCCTGAAATCTCTCTTTTTTCCGGAGCGTACAATCCAAGCAATTTCCTACGCTCAATTAAAAGCTTATGTATTATATCGAGATAGCGCGGGTCACCGTAGCAAATAATCTCCTCTTTCTGTTGTTCTACTTTGACGGTGACAACCTCTCCGTTATCCTCTCCGCTTCCTGGTACTCCTTGTTGTTTGGCCTTTTTGCGCTCGTAATCGGTTTTTGATTTATCCCAAGCCGCCCAAGCTTCTTTGATAAGGTCGTCAATCCTTTGAAGTTCCAACTGCAAAGCCAGGTCAATGTTCTCAATTCTCGTTTCCCTCCATTCTTCCAAAAGCCTGTTTACGTCCTTGCTGACAGTACGGAGAGAGTAGGAGGAGAGGTCGAGCCTTGTCATAACCTCCTCGCGAATATCCCGGTACGAATAACCTTTCTTGTACAACTCGGCAATAATGTCAAGTCTTACAATTTGTTCTTGCCGGTAATCCTTCATCTTTTTTTTATCCTGTCCAGGCATGATTAATCCTTTCCTGTATATTGGTAAATCAAATCTTTGCAATCATCTTTCCCGACAGGCCTTAAAATTCCTTCAAATAACTTGTAAGGGGATTGGCCTGCTTGTGGGTTATTCCAGAGCCAGCGCATATAGTCCGCCATTGTCATTCCTTCAAATTTCGCCCGCCTTTCCGAACTGTTACAGTTGAACCCTTGTGCACGTATCCACTGAAAGCCACTGACCAGCTTTTCAATATCTCCTTTTACGTCGGAATAGCGGACAACCCCGTTTATCTTGGCAATCTGCAACGCTTCGCACCATTGTCCCCGGCTATAATTCCAGTCGGGAGGAAGGCCACAGCAAGAACCGTTACAGCACATCTCTTTGAAATGAGCATCTGACACATAAAAGCGTATTCCAACCTCTTCGCAAAGGTTTTTCATGTTGCGCAAAAACGGTTCCTTAACTTTTCTGTTTAACCGGAGATAGCCGGAGGAAACGCTATATTTTCGATAGAACTCCATGACATCAAAGCCGCAAAGCTCGTTGAATGTAGGCATGAAGCTTTTTAGCGTCGGAGAGCGTTGCTCTACGCAAAAGAACTCCGTTGACATAGCACTCGCGCCCAGGTTTGCTGCTTCGCGGATAAGGTTGAGATACGTTGGAGTGCTTACCCCGATAATAAAGGGACGTAGCCGGAGCGTGGCGCCTCCCGCATCGGCTTTGGCAATACGTTCTATTGCTTTCAGGCGTTCTACGGGAGAGGGGACGCCTTTTTCTATGATATGGGCTTTTTGCTCGTCCAGGGTGATGATTGAAAACTTGAAATTCCAGTTCTTTTGTCCCCGTATAAGTTCCATGTATCGTTCATCTTCTGTAAACCAGGTTGATTTGGTAGAAAAGCATAAGGGGTAATTGATTTCTTTGAAGAACTTCAACAATTCAAGTGTAACTCCATGCTTGCGCTCGAAGCTGTCGAACTGATCGGATAAGCCACCCCACTGCATGACCTTTCTGTCTTTTATGTACTCTTTGAATTGCCCGCCGTATTGGTCTGGGTTAGAGAACATCTTTTTTACATGGTTGACAGATACGCTGCGAACATCTTTGTGCAAATAGGCTTCTTTCGTATCTCCAACAGCTCGCTGAAACTGCGAAAAACAATACAGACAACCGAATGAACAATTACTATACGTGTCAAATGTCATAGGCATTGAACAATCCGCTATCTCGTTACTCCATCTTGGGGATTGGTAATATTTTTGTGGCATATCCTTTGCTTTTTTATGTTATTACTGAATAAATTCATCTCCCCATGCCGTTTTGCAAATGAGATTATAGACGTTCTCAAGCTCTTCGTCAAAGGGGATATTTCCGGTATTGTAGCATTGAACGGGAACACCAATTTCCGCCCATTTTTTCGCGGCTCTCAAAACATTCTTTTGCTTTGGTAACGTCTGCGGGCTGCAACCCTTCTTTCCTCTATCGAGTAGTCTTTGATGAATGATTGCTCCGGGTGCATACAGAAACACAATGAGATACTTTTGCGCCTGGAACATGGCGTTAATCAGGTTGTTCCCGAACGTATCCAAATACGAGCCTTCGCAAATTACAACCTCTGATGTTTCAAGGCCTCGTTTTACGACAGCCGGAAGAACCCTTGTGCAGTTGAACGCATCAACGCCTCCGTAACGGCTTTCATCGGAATATCGACCGGCAAAGCAAACCCGCCTATCTCGGCAAATGGTCAGCTCTTTTGTCGCTTCTTCAATTCCTCCGAAAAGGCCTATGAGAGCTTTTGCAAGCGAGGTTTTCCCCACGCTGTTTGTTCCGGTAATGAATACACATGTTTTCATGGCAAATACTGTTTTTGATAAGTTTCCGCCCGGAATGTCCAAAGCGGCTCCCAGTTTATTTCTGGTAATTGCTCCTGCATCTTTTCGATTTCCTTTCGTCCTCGTTCTATGTAGTAGCCCACATAGCGTTTGCCGAGTTTATTTTTCTTGTATGCGCAAAGAGTTGTTTCAATGCTCCACAGGCTTTTGTGGCGCGGGTTTATCGGGAGCCGGTTTATTTGTCCGCTAATAAAAGCAAGTCCTTTATTCAGGTACTCGATTTCCGCTTTCGTCGCTTTCCTGCCATGACGTCCGGTATAGGCTACATCTTCCAGGCCGAGAGCGAACACAAGCCCGTTACGGCTGCTTTCTGCTTCTCTTAGGTCAAGCCGGACGGCTATATCAATGCCTGCAATGGTATGGAGCAATTCGGAGTACAGGAACATAGTAAAACGCCCAAACAAAGCAATTCGGAAGTTCTTCAAGAGATAGTCATACCTGGCGTATGGGTCAATTCCGGGAGATATTGCCCTTGTTATGGCTACGTGTTGCCGCATACTTCCCTGGCTCCATCGAAATACGAAATTTTGATATGAAATAAATGCCTCCACGAATTGGTTCTTTGAACGAACCCAGGCTCTATCTGTTTGAAATATCAATTTATCGCGGTTCTTCTCCCACCAGACTTGTAGAACTCTTATGTCTACATCTTCAAAGCGGGGAAACTGATTAAACATGTAGTACGTTGTAGCAACGCAATAGTTCGTACTGAAAAGAAAGCAGAGCCAGCAGCGCTGTTCTATATCCAAATCGAAACGCTTGCAGATATATTGCAATGCCTCGACCTGCGGGTCAATGTCTAAAGACCTTGAGCTATCAACGTGATACTGTATATACTCGTTAATTCGGTTCATATTGGGAGTTATTTTTATTAGATTTTGCGTTTTAGGCAACTTCTGGTATTAACTTGACCGATTTACCGGAACTAATAAGAAAATGCCAGAAATCGCCTAATTTTGCCCTTTGTGCTTATATTGTAAGCACTTTATAGATAAAAAAATTACTCTTCATCGTTTTCCTCCGGTTCCCCAATTATTTCCTCCAACCGATAGACGACCTTGTCTATTTTCTCCATGCCGAGCAATGCGAGCAAGTCGTAAAGGCGTTCTTTGGTGTAGTTTATAATAATTCGCTCCATCGCGGTATTATCATCTCCCTGTATTTTCGGAAGGTCGTCGGGGTTTAAGTCGAGGCCTTGAAGCTCCTGCGGGAGATTTGAGAATGAACCCTCTCCGTCGTCCTCGCTTGCTGCAGGAGGAGTAGGAATATCGGAGGCGGAAGATGTGGACGTTGTCGCGTCCGGGAAAGTTTGAGCCATAGGAGGCGTTACCCAAACATCCATAGCCCAATCGTCAAGCTTTTTTGAGTCGAATTGGTTTGCAAGGGCGTCGTAATCCCATTGTCCGAAACTTACATTATCCTTGATGATGAATTGCTTGCGCTCCTCCTCGGTAAGTTCGGTTGCCTTGATGATATAGGCAAAAGGGTTTTCAAGCCATTTATCCCACCATTCAATGAGCTTGTTTTGCTCCCCGGCGCTTTTCTCTGCGTAATCCGATAGCCCGGAAAGACGCTCGGCGATTTGTTCCGGTGACATCTTTGCAATCTCCCGGAGCGCGTTTGTTCTCATGTTCCCGCCAAGAGCTTTCATTTTGCTATCGACGACAGCCGGGCGCAATTCCAGCATCTTGGGAAATACGAGTATTGAATTGACAAGCTTAACGAACTTGTCTTTTGTGATGGTGCGCGGATTTTCCGCATTTACCTTCACCTGCGATAGTTTAACCTGTTCAGTTTTCATATAAAATCCGATTTTAGGCAAAAATATTAGAAAGTGTTTACATTGTAAGCGTTTACAGGCAAAAGAAACTCTTTTTAACGCGTTTTTATTGAAAAACCGGCGTAAACCCATGCCAGCAACGCGGCGTCCCGGCCTTCCTGGTTCGTTCTACCAGTTATTCCGGTAAAATAGGCGAGTTCTTCGTGGGTAATCTTCCGGTCTGTCCCTTTCCAGAGTTTAACAAGGGGTTTTACTTCATCGACGTTTATTTGCCAATGCCGACACATTTCAACAATTTTCCGCCCTGTTTCCTGATTGCGTCCCGCATTGTTTCCTTTTGCGGCGGCAGACGCTTTTGTATCTTTAGGTTTCAGATGCCAATTACCTTTATTCATCCATCCGGCCTCGACAACCACAAGGAGATTGAGCCCGGAAACTTCCGCCTGTCTTTTTGCACATCTCAAATAATCCAGCAAATCGGGAAACGAGAGAGTTGTTATTTCCAGCTTTTTGTTTTTACAATTCAGCAGAGCAACCCCGTTTTTTTCCACGTCTGGGTCAATCCCTATGATTATGTCCAGCTTTTTTATCCTTAAATTCATCTAATTATCTGATAATCAATTGAATATACTTATTCATGGTCATTTGCATAGAAAGAGAAGAAAAAGAGGGTAAAAAATCTCCCTTTTTCCTCCCCCCCTATAATCCCCCCCTCCCTTTTCCCAAACTACGGAGGTTTTTTGAACAATCTACTGCGTATTCTTTTCCAGAAAATAGGTCGCTGAAAACTGCGCCTTTTCTCGTAGGGTTTCAACCGGCTCTTGAACGTGCAGTATTCCGGTTTATCTTTTATCCTGATGTGTTCGTACTGCATTTTATCAATCATCTCGTCCCAAGCCTCGGCAATCTCTTTTAGGCTTTCTGACGCAATTTCGATAGAGCAGGAGAATGAGCCGTATGCCTTTGTTACCTGGCGGATGATGTTTTTAAGCTCTTCCAGAGGACAGCCGGTTATCTCGGAGAGGTTCTTAATCTCCTCAAGGCTGTTCTCGTCGAACTCAATTGTTTGTCCTTTGAAAATCGCCTTCATCATGACTGTTCGCTTTTTACGAGTTCAAATTCATATCGCCAAACCCAGGGGTTTTTGTCCCAAGTTCCCTTACCGGAAATTTTATCTATGAGGGCGGCGAAAGCTTCACGCGGAGTATCGTATAAACCAATATTATTTTTACTACTTGCACCGAAAAAGGAATATGCAATAGAGCCGTTACCGTTTGCAGAACAAAGCTTGTAGATGCCCTCTTTCAAACAATCCTCGTCTGATATGTCCTTTAAATGCAGTATGCCAACCTTATTGATTTTTATGCGATGGGGCATGTGTTTTGCCTTGACAAACATCTTGTTTCTCCATCCGGCACTTTTGAGCGGTAGGTCGTCCATTGAAATGCGGCTGTAAATGTCGGGGATGTCGTTGTAACATTGCGCAATTGCAACAATATCGTCCCATTTGTATGGCGTTCTGCACCACTTCGTGAACTCCTTCGGATTGTCTTTATTCACCCAGCAGAAAGCTCCGTATAATGGGGAGTCCTCCCTATCACCCGCGAATACAGGAAAAGCGATTTCGTTGCGTTCGTACGGAGGCTGGACAGAACAAATCCTCCTCGTAACGGTTTTTACTCCTTTCAGAACGGCGGTTTCCAATCCGTACCTCTCGTTAAACATTATTTTCGGCATTCTCATTTTCCCCTCCTTTCAGGTAGTTTGTATAATCAATTTTAGCCTTTTCAAAGAACTTGAAACCGGTGTCAACAAGCATGTTAAACAGAGTATCAGGATTGTTTGCGTCCATTTGTTTTATAAAATCCGACTTGGTTTTTTTTGCATCCCATATGGCGTAATCAACCGCACCCCAGTACCGGGATAAAGTGTCATATTCGTAGTCTACGAGCCAAGCGAGAAAATCATTTAACGTTTTCATAATCTTCATTTATAGGGTTTGTACTTCCGATTTCCTCTAACAGGCAAGAGTATCTCAATTCAAAGAACTCATTCCTTTTCTGCATCAATCGCTCTTTCGCTCTCCTCATTGTAATTAGGCTTAGCTCTTTTAAATCAAGGAAATAACCGCATTCAATCCAATATATTTTATACACGCTATACCCGCTATAAGTATCAACTGCGCATACGCTATCCTCTTGCTCCTGATAGTACGTAAAAAACGTCTGGCCGAACATGACGAACTCGTCAATTACTTCAACGGTTTTAACTCCGTCCAAAGTCATAACTTTCTTTTTCATAGCTTGCCCTCCAATTCTTTCCCTGTAATGAACCTGAACAGATTTTGCAGCTCATGAACGCTCTGTATTTCGTGGAAGCGGGTGAGATACCCGGTTTCATACTCAAATGCAAAATGCTTTTGAAAATCACCCATTACGCCCGGATAGGTGAGTACAAAATCAGAGTTGTTAACGTCAATCCCAATGTAGCCCTTTTTGTAATCCTTGTTGAAACCAAACCGCAAAAGGGCGCTTTCTGTCAGCGGAACGGGTTTTGTATCCTCCGCCTTAATGCTCGTTCTGAAAACTCCATTGGAGAGTTCAATTTCTTCATCATCCCGGCTTATTCCTATGACGCAAAATCGACATTCTGCGTCCGGGTTCAATCTATCCCATCCGGGAACCTGGATGATGTTGTTTAATCTTAATTCGTTCTTGTTTATCATAGCTCAATCCTCCTTGTCTTTTTTGTAGCGATAGTTGTTTATTTCAATCAGCTTAGTGTTCATAAGCGCATTCGCGATAATGGCAAGAAGTATCATTGAACCGAGCCAGTGACAGAAGTCGGTAAAAATAAATTTCAAGATTTCAAGCATGATGTTTCTGAGTTAATTAGTTCAACCTCGGTGCACCTAATCCATGTATGAGGATGAAGGCAAACCGTATTATTATTTCTATCCAGGTCGGCAAGCTTGTATTCCTTGCCTTTGTACCGGACGATAGAGCCTATTTTGGCCTGGGTTCTGAATACGTTTATTTTCATTTGCTATGTTCGTTGTAATAAATCATTTCTCTGTCCTCAAACATGCCTTTTGTTATGGCACTTTCAAGGCTATCAAACAGGTTGTAGTTTTGTATCTGCATCTGTTTCTCCGTTAGGTCGCTGTAAAAATTTCGGAAGGCCTTCAAACCCTCTTGTATTTTTGCGAGTTCAGCTTTCTTTTCAACGCTTTGAAAAAGTGAATGCTTTTCAAAGAAGCTGTTTGCCATGTCAGAATAGAATAGCGCTAAATCAGCCAGTGATATAGTCAGTCCCATCGTTTTAGCGAGGAAGGAATTGAGAGTTTTGTTGCTCGATAGAACCTTGTAGGCCTCCTCTACGTTATCGGTCATGTTGAGCATTTTTTCAATCTCTTTTTTCTTTCTCATGAGCTCCTGGGCTTTAACGTAGTTCTTTGCTCTGGAAAACTTTGCAATCCCTCTGTCGCATGCCGCAATACACTCCTGCAGGTATTCCCGGCTCATTTTGTATTTTTCAGTTTTATCCATGTCTTAAATCGTAATTGTAGTTGTCGTAATCATCCGGTTCGTAACCGGGGTTATCATCTCCAAAATCCATTATGCAACCTTTCTTTTAAGTTCAACCAGCCTCTTGCATAGAGCTTCGCAGAGAACGCGAGCCATGTTCACCTCGACAGCGTTTCCGATAAATTTTTTCTGGTCGGCTTGCGTTCCTACCAAAACGTAATCCTCCGGAAAACCCATTATTCGTTTTAACTCAACTATCTTCAACATACGCATCTTTATGTCGACTATTCCATGAGCGGCCATAAATTCTTTGATTTTACGAACCATTGGGCTGTCGGTTTCGTAGACCTCGATAGCAATATCACCGGTTTCTGTAACCACCAGATACGGAGGCTTTTTATCCATTTTTGCTATAAGCGTGAAACAGGGGTTATCAATTCCGCAGCCGGAGGACGGTGCAAATTGAGGGTTCATCAGATAGTGCCATTTCCGGTTGGCCGTTATTGTCTGGGCTGGTTCGTCGATTTGGCTCCCTACGTTGCTGAAACTTGTATTCATAACCCAGGGTTTTACGCTCACAAGGTTGTATTTCGGGTTGGCCGTTACGCAGCCCAAAGGCTGGTCGGTTCCGGCGGGTTTGCTTTGTCCGAATTGTTGGTCAATAAACACCGGGGAAACAAGGCGCTGCTTTGGAACGGTTGTAACTGCCGGGCATGGCACTTCCGGGCTTGAATGCTGTCCGCCTCCTGAATAGTAATTTGCCAGGAACGGGGAAACCAATGAATATCTGTCTTTCGTCAATAGGGTAGGGCATGGCGCGTTTATATCCTTCCCTGCGTCCCCGAAATTGAAAGAGCAAAGGAATTGAGGCGTAACGTAGTTGAACCTGTCTTTCGTCGGGACGGTAGGGCATGGCCTGTCTATTCCGCTCACGTTTTCCCCGTTGGAATAGTATGCAGCCAGAAACTTTGCGCTAACAAGCGAATGATTGTCTTTGCACTTAATCGTGTGCGCCGGGCTATCTACCGGAATATTTTTAGACATAGGGTGTCCGCTGTAGTATTTTGACAGAAAATGCGTTTGCACAACTCCCAATCTCCCCTGGCAGCTAACTGTCGGGCATGGTTCATCAACTCCGGGAGGAACATGTTTCCCGGTTTTTCCATTAATGGAGTTGTATTTCAGCATCCATCGTTCTTTTTCATCGGAGCCGGAGCCAAAACGAACCAGGCCGGCATATACTCGTTCATACGTCTTTTCGGATAACGGCTTTTTTCGCGTGAATATGCTTGTTCCTTCGTCGCTGAAATCGAGGACGTCTTTAACGGCTTTCCATTTTTGACGGGAACCGAACAGTGTGTTTTCGGCCTTTTTTGCGTGCGTAGGTGACGGGAAAACGATAGGCAACCCCTTCTTTGCGAAGATGCCAAAAAATCGCTTACGGCTTGTGTATGCGCCGAAATCGGCTGCGTTTAAAATCCTATGGCTAAAGTCATAACCATATCTTTTCACGTTGCGAACCCAGCGCTGGTAGCTCTTCCCTTTGTCCATGCTGATAGGTTTCCCGTTTTCGTCAACCTCTCCCCATGACATGAACTCCTCGACGTTTTCAATCATGATGTAATCGGGTTCTATGGCTTCTATGTACCGGAAAAGATGTTCCGCCAGCGTTCTGCTGTCCGGGTTCCGAGCCTGTCCGCCTTTTGCTTTTGAGAAGTTGGTGCACTCCAACGAAGCCCAGAGAACAACTGCCGCCTCCGGGTGTTCCTTGCGGCATTTATGCAGATGGGTTTTCAGCGGGGAAAGCTCAAGCGTGCGTATGTCCTCGGTGAAGTGCATCGCATCCGGATGATTTGAAGCGTGAGAAGCGATTGCGTTTTTATCGTGATTGACACAAGCGACAACCTTTGCGCATTTTCTCCCAAATATCCGAGCTTTTTCGACTCCTGTGCTGGTTCCTCCGGCTCCGCAAAAGAGGTCAACATAAAGGGCGTCAATCTCTTCAATGCTTTGATAATTTACATTTTCGTTCATTTTGTTGTTGTGGATTAAGTTGTTATCGTCTAAGGCTTTCGCCTTTGAATTTCACTATCTTGCAAAGTCTTACAATCCTATCCATCGCCCGGACGCCGTAGCGGGTTTGTATCTTTTTTCCGTCCAGGTTGGTAGAGATAAAAACCGGTTTTACGCTTTTCTCTGCATCGTCCAGAATATCGTTGAAAAGCTCCGTTTTCTCTCCGTAGTTGTTGAATTGTGGTTCTACGCCAATTTCATCAATGCAATACGACCACCTACCGATAATTTCCTTGCGTCTTTCAACCAATTCGCGAGCGGAGAACGGCTTAACTATTTTCCCATATGCGAAATCAAATATCACAGGCACAACGCCTGTCAGAATAGTTGTTTTTCCCCTTCCGCAATCTCCGGTCAATATCAGCCCTTTCCCCCCAGTGTTGACCATCCAGTCAATTATCGTTTCGTATTCCGGCAATTCCTGTATTACTTTCGCCGTCTTATCGACAGTCTGAAAAACTTTGTAGAAAAGTTCCTTGCATTCTTCCTTCGTTCCAAAGGAATAGCTAATACTTTGTCTTTCAAGTTCAATACCTTGCGTTCTGAACTGTTTTATGACATCTTCAATCTTTTTTTCCATCTTCCGCCGCTTTATTGAATTTATCCAAGAAATAATCATTTTCAGGGGTGATAATTTGCCCCTCCCTTTGTCCTTTTGCTGCCCCTGTTTCCGCTTGGGAACCCGGAACAGTCCGGTTGTTATCGTAATTTCCCTCGTAGACTTTCACCCAGTTTTTGCCGTTTTCAAACACCCAGTCAAAACCGGCCTTCCAGCCTCTATGATTGTCGCCTTTCAGGAAATTGCTTGCCTGCATTTTCTCGAATAGGGTTTTCAAAACATTCATTCCGCTTTGCTCTCCTCCCATTTCTTCAAGGCGTATGCGAATTTTGTTTTTTCTGGCATCGGACAGCTTGAATATCTTTGGATAACCCTTGCATATCTCATTCCACATTTCGACAATCTTTTGCGCTGGTAGAATATCCGGTTTTACCGGCTTTCCAGCCGGAGGCGTTTTGGGCTTAGGCTCCCTTTGGGGTTTTGCTTCCTGGGGAGCAGGCTGCTCCGGTTTATCTTCGGGAATGGATGCGTACAGGTTTTCCAGTCCGGTTCGGATGGTTTCAAACAAACCTCCTTCGCGCGTACGCGTATAGAGGCTCTTATCTTTGATAAGAGAAATATTATTTTTAATAATATTATTATTATATATTATATTATTCTTGTTTA